CTGGTCCACAAGTTCACGGCCGCGGCCGTTCGGGTGAATGGCGAGGCGCTTGAGCTTGCCGGGTTCCCCGGACTCATGCTCGACGACAAGGCTATCGGTGACACCGATGCCGAACAGCAGCTCCGCTGCGTCGTTGACGCGAGAAAAATCACCGGCGCGATTACGCTGGGCCAGACCGTGTACTGGGACGAAGACGGCACCGCCGTTGACGCCTCTACCGGGGCGGCCACGGTTGTCGCGGCCAACGGTGATTTCGTCCTCGGCGTCTGCGTGGTTGCCGCCGCATCCGGCGACAATACCGTACGTGTTTCCCTGGCCTGGGAATCGAACATGCTGGTCCGGACCTTCGGAGCCGCCGGCGGCGGCGTTTCCCAGGGGTTCCTGGGTGGCGTTGGCATCAGCGGCGACTTGGCCACCAGCGCGACCGCCGGGAACTTCCTTGAGTTCCGTCTTGACGGTTCGGCGGCCAGCGGCACGTATCGCGGTATCTACATGCGCCTCGATGTCACCGGCGGCGCCGGCGGCGAGGCCGTACGTGCGTATTTGCACTGCGAGGACGACACGCCGGACGATACCGTCAACGGCGCGCATATCACGCTGGCCTTTGGCACGACCGTCGGTAACATCACCGGGCTCGGCACTGCCTGCCGGAACACCATGATGATCCCGAACAGGTCCATTGGCGGCACGACCGGAGCAGTCCAGGCGGAAGCCTATGCCGAGGGAGCCAGCTCCGCAAACGGCGGTCTCATGAGCCTGCTGCGTTGCGTGATCGACGGGAACGCTACTGGAAAAGCGGCACTTGAGGACAACGTGAACCTCATGGAAATCTCCACCGGCACCAACGCCTCCGGAAATATGGTCAGCGCTGCCGGCAACGAACCCACCTGGACAAGCGCCACGCATAAGATCAGAATCGTCGCCAATGGAGTGACGATGTATCTGGTCGCCGTCTTGGCCTAATCGCAAACCAAAACCCCGAGAAAGGACCAGCAATGATCGATCGGGAACAACTGAAGGGCAGACTTGCTGAACTTGAGGCACAAAACCGCGAGCTGCAGCAGAACCTGGCGCACGTCAGGAATGCCGAGCAGGAGATCATGGGCCGCCTGAACCAGAACATCGGCGCCCAGAAAGAACTCCAGCGGTTGCTGCCGGCGGACGCCGAAAGCGGCGAGGAGAATACCGGCGAAGGCGAACCCGCGGAAGCGGACGCCGCGCCGGCGGACGCTGAAAGCGGCGAGGAGAATACCGGCGAAGGCGAACCCGCGGAAGCGGACGCCGCGCCGGCGGACGCGAAAACCAAGCCGGGTCCGGCTTTGAAAAAGGTTGGCCCGGACAAGTGAATTGGCGCGGGCCGGGTATCGTCTGATGCCCGGCCTTCCGCCCATTGAGGAGTCCATCGTGAACGATAAATATCCCTGGCTACGGGCGAAGGCAACATACAAGAAGACGGTTAACACCAGCCAGACGTTTGCGCTACTCGGCGTTACAGTGCCGACTAACGTGAAGATGATCGAGGTGATTGTCGAGGCCAGTACAATCTTACGTTTCAACCCCGTCGGCGCCGCCACTGCTAACTCCGCTGGCAAGGGCCAAAATCAAACGCAGGAATGCTGGGGTAATGCCGTCGAACTTGCCCGCTGGCAATTCTATACCGGCGGCTCAAACGCAATTGGCTTTATAGTCTACCTATAATGAGCATGCAATCAGAGCTTCAGGAGAATATCGCGGCGGCGGCCTTTAACGCCGACGATCCCATGACCGCATCCGAAGCTGTGATCTACAACCCATCCAGTGGCACTCCCCGGCCTATTCAGGCGATTGTCTTTCGTCCCGAAGCCGAGATCCACGGTAATGCCAGGGCGCCTGACGCAATTGTTACTGTGCTCAATAATGCCACTACAGGAATATCCAGCACCGAGATCAACGTGGGCAAGGATACAATCACCGTAGCCCCGCGATACGGGAAGACCGCCGAGGCCCGGCGTATGAGGCTCGTTTCACATAACGCAGTAATCGTCAAACTCGAGGTTCAGTAATGGCTTCGCCGGATATTGATATTCAGGTGGACAAAAGGCAGCTCCGCGAAGTTGAGCGGATGTTGGTCAATATCCCGCGTGGCTTTCCGAAGGTAGTTTCCAGGGCGCTGAACAAGGTCGCCACAAGCGGCCGGAAAATAGTTGTAGATAGGGTGCAGCGGGAACTTAATATTACAAAGCGCCAACTGAAGTTCAATATTACTCTACGCCGGGCAACATACCGCCGGCTCATGGCCGTGATAGGGATTCACGGCGGGCGCTTTCCGTTGAGCTTCTTTCGGGGAACCCGCGAGCTAAAGCGAGGCGGAATCACGTATAAGATTGGTAGACAACGCAAGTCTATCCGGGATGCTTTCTCGGCAACAGTACATGGCGGCCATAAGGGGTTTTTTGTGCGTCAGAAAGTCGGCGGGAAGGCGGTCGGCCGTCTACCAATAATCGAATTACACGGGCCATCGGTCCCGATGGTAGTGTCAAACATTGCGGAGTTCGCCCGGGCAGTTTTTGAAGTAAAGTTGGCCGCGAGGGCGGCAAAGGAAATCGAGACTCAGGTTGGAGTATTGATTGAGCAGGAAGCGAGGAAATCAGGCTGATGGCAAACCCGATTGACGAGCAGATTGTCCAGAAGATAGCGGCCGCTCTGGCTCTAATCACGGTGGCGAACGGCTACCAGGTAGACGTTAGCGAGGTTTACCGGCCGCTGACGATTGGCGGCTATAACCGGACGCCTCCAGGGGATTACTCGATCAGTCTTATCTCTGAGGACCCGGTACGGAATGAGGAGCTTGATTTTTTCGGCGACCCGCCGCGGATCGGGTGGGACCAGGGGGAAGAGATGTTTTTGAATTTTCGGCCGAGCGATGAGAATACCACGACGGCGATTGAAACCACGTTAAGGATATTCTGGGCGGACGTAATCAAGAAACTGCTGGCAACGCCGACATGGGACGGTCTGGCGATAGATACGAAGGTGGGTGCCCCGACCTGGTTCGGGGATCCGGCGAATGCCGTTGTCGGGATATCCGCGGTGATCACCTTTCAATTCAGAGTCAAAGAAAACGATCCATACAATCAATAACAGGAGGTAGGAAATGCTGAGGAAAAAATCACAAATCGCGGCGAAGATCGAAACCGCGCTGGGCACGGCAATCGCGCTTGCCGCTGCTGATGCCGATCACATTGTTTATGATTCCGAGATCCTGCCCGATGCCGAGTATATCGAGCGGCCCGCTACAGCATCATCGAGCAGGCTTCCGGGCGTTGTCGGCGCACGGGCCGGCACGGCAACCTTCACGGTCGAGGCGCACGGCAAGGGCTCGAGCGGATCACCGGAATGGGCGAGTGTATTTCTGCCGGCCTGCGGCTTTTACGAAGCCACCCAAGTCTGGAAGCTGATCACCGCGCCTCCGGCTGTCTCCGGCAACGTCCCGCGGACCATCACTATCGCCAAATATACCGACGGGCGCAAACTGATGCTATCCGGGTGCATGGGCAATGCCGTGTTCCGCTTCGTGATGGGCCAGACACTTAAGGTCGATTTTACTTTCCGGGGCAAATACTCGAGCATGGCGGACGTGGGGCTTCTTTCCCCGACCTTGCCGACCGTAATTGCTCCCCGGGTGGCGAACAGTACAATCACCTTCCCCGCGGCCCTACAGACCGGGGAGGTCACGATTGACCTTGGCAATAAAGTGATGCTGATTCCGGACATTGGCTCTGGCGCCGGCACGTCGGGATACGCGCATGCCATAATCACCGACCGCGACATTAGGGCCAGGTGGAACCAGGTCGCCGCTCTGGTAGCGACCCGCGACGATTACGGCCTATGGCTGGCTGGCACCCCGGCCGCCTTTGTTCTTAATGTTGGCGGCGCGACCTGGAACGAGATTGATTTCTCAATGCCCGCCTTGCAACGCGCCTCGATTGTAGACGCGGATCAGGATGGCGTACTGGTGGACAGCATCGAAGCCCAGGCAACCCGAAGCGCGGCGAACGATGACGAACTGACGATAACCTTTGTCGCCGGCTCGTAAGAGATAAGTCAAAACGTCGGAACGCAGGAGAATATTATGGCGGCTGAACTCGATGCGAACGTGGTCTGGCTCCTGGCGCTGGCCGGGGAAATGGATTATAAATGGGCGCTTATTGCCATCACCGGCGACCGGTCATATCTGTTCACGGGCAAGAAGGTCTATATGCTTTATACCCGTTGCCCGACCAAGGAAACGGCCAGGAGAGCCGAGAAGTGGAATGCGGTCGAAGTCGCTTACCTGGCCGAGGACCGGGAATGCCAATACGTCGAGAGGAAGATCCGGGAATACGCGAGTATGTGAGTAAGGGAAACGAAAAGGCAAAAGAAAGGACAAAGGACAATGACCGAGCTTCTTAATCCTCAGACCTTCGAGGTCACACTACCGAGCCACCTGGGTATGCCAGAAGGCGACCGCCCCGTATTCGTCTTCCGTACCCGGAGCTGGCGCAAGACAATTGAACTCGATGAGATCACGGCCCGATTCCGGCAGATAAAGACTGACGGTGAAATTGCGCAATTGCTCGAGCCACCTATTCGGGACCTTCTGGTCGCCGAAAAAAGCGCGGATATCGATCGACTGAATTATACCGAACTGGTTGAACTCTTTGTCTGTCTGCGCGAGTGCGAACGAATCGAACTCAGTGTAAAAAAAAACTTACTGTTGCAATCGCTTTCAGACATGCGGAAATCTGCCGAGTCGGATGCGAAAACTGTCGCGGCCCCGAACCCCTCGAGTTCGATTGTCCCGGATGCGACGGCAGAGGATGCGGAGGATGCGGCGGTCGCGGAGTCTTTGACCTGACCGAGTGCCCTCTGGATTACCTTGGCGAATCGTTTACGCTGGTAGGAGCAAGAATGCTGAGATTCGAGTCATTTGAAATTCTCGATATCGCCGAGATGTGGCGGGACGGAACGCCGCCGGCCAGCGGCGGTTCCCTGGACCAGCCCGACCGGCTCCGGATACTTACTCAATTCATCTGGTCTCAAGAGCAGAAGTTTCAGGCAGCGGCGGTTAAGAAACTGAGGCAATAATGGCGAAAAAAGATGTAGATATTTATCTGAATGCACATGACCGGCTGACCAAAAATTTCCGGCAAGCCAGCGGAGCGGGCCAGGGGCTATCCCGGACTATTGGCCGTCTTGCCGGGGTAGCGGCCGGATTCGTAGGTTTTAGGGCAATCGCCGGCCAGACCATAGATGCTATCCGGGAATCCGTAATCTTCGAGAAGCAGCTTGCCGAAATTTCCACGATGCTTGACGGCCCCGCGACAGAGACGATGGCCCGGTACAAAGACGAAATAAAAATAATGGCCATCGAATTTGCGCAGTCAAAGGAAACGCTTTCCAAAGGATTATATGATATTTTATCCTCCGGTATCGCCGCCGGGGACGGGCTGACCGTCCTACGTGTAGCAGCCAAGGCGGCCATCGGCGGGGTGACAGATACGGCGGTCGCGGTAGATGCGTTGACCACGGTGCTCAATGCGTATGGATTAGGGGCGGAGAGCGCGACAAAGGTCTCTGACCTCATGTTTAACACCGTGAAAGAAGGAAAAATTGTCTACAGCCAGCTTGCCGAGCAGATTGGTAAGATAGCGCCATCGGCTAAAGCGGCCGGCGTCCCGATTGAGGAACTTTTTGGCATGCTCTCCACAATGGTTAAGATCGAAAAACCAGAGCGGGCATTTACGGCCCTACGGGCAGCATTAATGACATCGGCCAAGGAGGGTAAAAACTTCCTCGAAGTGGTGCGGTCAATGAAAGACGCGAATCTAACAGAGGTTCTTGGCGCTGGCTTTGAAATACGGGCAGCGGCAGGCGTAGCAATTCTTACGGGGAACTGGCGGGAACTCGAGGAACAGATTATCAAGGCACACAATTCTGCCGGTAAGGCGGATATTGCATTTCAGAAGATGGCGGACACAAACTACCAGAAAATCAGTAAGTTGGGCAAGGTATGGAAAAATCTTAAGGGCTGGATTGGCGATTCGGTCATGGAATATGAGGATGTCCAGATAGTGCTCGAGGGCATTGTAGATATGACCGAGAAATTGCAACGATATAAAAGCGGCGCAGGCGTAGAGAAGGCGATGTTAGATAAAATGCTTGGCGAACTTGGAAAACTTGGTGGCGGCTTTGCCGCAATGCTACCAAAAGCGGCGCCGGAGAAAGCAAAAACTACTTGGGATTTGATTTCTCCGCAGCAGAGGATTGACTGGATGCGCGTTACCCTCGGCCGTATTTTTGCGCCTTTTGTCGAGGCTCCCAAGGGGTTCGGAACGTTTGGCGCTACGGCTGTCAGCAAGGCATTAGGTGCTCCAGCTCCCGAAAAAACAACCGAGGAACAAAATTTAGTACTGACCAAAATGCTGAAGGAATTGCAACGGATAAACAAAAATACGGAAGTAAAGGTTGAAGGGAGGTCGTTTAAATAATGGCCGTGATCGAAGTCAAAGAGAGCTGGGGCGGTCGGGCCTGGCGCGATAGCGAAGGACTCGGTTGTGAGAGGTTATTTACCGTAACAACTGATGAGTGGGACTCGGAAGTAATTGCCCGGGCCGCCGATGGTATTCCCCAGAAGGGCAAGAAGCATCCCGATGACCCTAATCTAGTGGTTGATTCAAACAGCGCATCTCGGAAGGGCAACGCAATGGTCTTTATTGTAACCGTGGAATACCGGACTGGAGATGCGAGGCTTGGAGGTTCCGACGCGGTTCATCCACTCAAGCGGCCGGTACAGGAATCCATTGGTGAAACGAGTATGATGCTTCCCGTGGATTATGCGGTTGACGGCCCAAATACCCGTAAGACTATGAGGATTTTGAAGGCTGCCGGCATAGGCGTCCAGGAGACCGAGACGATTTATCGCGGCGGGCTTCCCGTAAAGGTACGAAGCGTAAAGTGCCCGATCGTCAACACCGCCGGCAGCGTTCCGGACCCCAAAGCGATGGTCGAGACCGCGGTTCCAGTTCTAACCTTAACGAAAAACGTCAAAGAATATGACAAGTCAATCTATTTGCCATATTGGAATACTCTCAATCGAAGCACGTTCCGGGGTATGCCGGCGGGCACCGTGCTGATGCGATCTATCCTTGGAGATCCCCGGGAAGAAGAAGTTAACGGTAAATCATACGAATACGTTACGCTGATCCATAATATTCTAATTCAGCCCTGGGGTTGGGATTGGAGGATGAAAAATGAGGGCCGGGTAGCCTATAACAGCGAGATCAGGGAGTGGATAGTTTTACGAGATGAAAAGACCGGCACTCCCTATGGCGAACCGATGATGCTCGATCGAAAGGGGATGATTGCCGATCCCGGCGCGAAACCGATCTGGCTCTATTTCGACTTGCTCGAGGAAGCATCCTGGGCAAAACTAAACATTGGATAAGGAGTAAATTATGCCGACGGCAATATTTGTTGGTGGTGCGCCCGCAGTAGCGCAGGTCAATACCGAAACTCCGGCGACTGTCGAGATCGGGGATGAGTTCTATATCCGGCTCGAGAACCATGCCGGGGAAAACCATGAGATCGGCTTTACCGCGACCGCGACCACCGTGGCGAACGTGGTAACGGGTCTACAAGCCGCAGCGGCTGCCGCGAAGGCCGCCGGGACTGCTCCGTGGGACGAAGTAACCTGTACCGACGACACCACCGTGATGACTATTACCGCGGTCACAGCCGGGGTCCCGTTCTACATCACGACCCGGGTTGTTAACGGTGGCGCCAACGATACGCAGACCTTGACCGATGCCAACACGGTTGCTTGCGCCGGGCCCAGTATCTTCAATACTCCCGAAAATTGGGATTCGGGCTCCTTCTTTGCGGATGCCGATGATATCGTGATCCGGGCCGACGTAGCCGCGCTGATCTATGGCGGCGATTACACGTCCGGCAAGGCGAATAAGATCACGG